GTTGGGTTTGTTAAAGCCATCTAAATGTTCCTTATGCTAATGTTGACCATGCAGGCTCAGAACCCATGTGTGCAGGTGCGAACGTAACCGAGTAGGTCTGTCCTTCTGCTAAAGGTTGAGCAATGTCATTTGAGTATACATGCGCATCAAAAGCTAGCCCTTGCGAGCCTGCTGTGATATCACCATCAAATACACCGACGACGAGTCTGGTGCGAGCGATACATGCGTTACGAATTGTACTCTGGATAGTTTCTGTCGAATCGTAAGTAAACGTAGCAGTGATCTCGCAATCAAGACCTCCGATAACGTAACTTTTGAACGCAGATGTTCTATCAGATGTATCAGCTTTGTCTCCGCTAATAGTTGCCATCAAATCGCGGGCACCATTAACGGCAGTGTACGCCGCAGCAGAGGTAAGAGTAGCATCTGCTGCTCCGACACCTAATGCACCGTCAAATCCTGTACATGCCATGATTGTTAAGTCCTGTTCTTATAGAAACGGTAATTGAAATTTGTAATGCAAAACATCACTCCGGCAGAATCAACCTGATCCTGATCGAAGAGAGTTTCCATGTCGAAAGGTGGGACAAGTGTGTACTTGCCATTGGATGTAGTAAGGTTCTTATTAGACCTTAGAAGCAACCAGTCTTGAATGTCTTCCGCCATGTTAACTCCAGCCTCTTGGTCAGCGATAGAGCTAACTGGATATGTAAGACCAACACCTATTCGGTAATCGATCCAATCTCCACCTCTATCCTGCTCGACTGATGTCATGCCCTGTAAGCAAACAATGATGCGAAGGCCAAGGTCTTCCCTTAGCAACTTCGGTACGATCTGTCTCTCAACAGTCGCGGTCCCGAAGGAAGTCTCTTGTAACTTCGCAACTACTGCGTCTGCTAGATTAACTCCTGCACTCATCTATGTCTCCTTGGTATGAACTCGCCAAACTGTTGAGTTGGCATCCGCTGATTCAGCGACACCGTTTCCTTGTGATTCGACGACTTGAAATGTTTTAACTACTCCGTTGACGACTTCTGTAATCACATCGTATTGTGCAGGTTCGACAGCGTCTCCCCCTACGTTGTAATCAGCAACATCAATGATGTAGTCCCTGTGCTTAGTGTACAGAGTTGAGCCTTCTGCTCCGAAGCTCATCGCTCCAGAAAAACCAACGGTAGCCGTCAAAGGAGCAGAGACATTTACGCCTCTGCTCACAGTGATGGATACGCCTCGGACAATCTTTTGAGCGACCCTGCCAGCACGATATGCTCTATAGGCTGGGTTACTCATAATCTTATACCAACAAGGCTTCGACGCTTGTGATAGCGTCAGTTGTTAGGATTGGAACTCCAGCAACCGAATCAACGATTGGGCTTGGGGCACCAGTTGCGTTAGTTGCAGTTCGTGAAGCACGAAGCTGGAACTGTGAACGACGATTCATGATCATCATGTCAGGAGCGTGTCCGGCTGGGAATCGCTCAAGAGCTTGGTAGATCAAGTCGTCTGTAAGTCCTTTGCCGCTGTCTGCGGTAAGGTTACCGATACGGACTACCGCGTAACGACTTCCGAAGAATCCAGCGAACCATCCGCAACCACTTGTGTAGTATGCAGGGTAGTTCTTGCCAGAACCGTCAGTGAAGTTCTGAACAACAGTTTCGCCAAGCTCAACGGCTCCGTCACCTTTGAAGACCAAGCCACACTCAGCCGAGTTGCGACGGATCAAGTAGACAGAAGAAGCAGTAGAAGCAGTTGTTCCACCAGCGTCTACAACCATGTCGTCAGAAGCACCGTTTAGGTTGCTGCTGTCAGCAAGACCTTCGAATCCAGCAGCATTGAAGCCGGTTCCGTTGATCCACTGGTTCTCTAGGTTGAACATAGCGGACTGAACGTGTCGCAAGCCTTCGCGTGCGATGTACTGCTCACGGCCACCAGATAGTCGGCTAGAATCTGCAACAGCTTTGTCGACGGCCCATGACCAATCGAGGATCTTAAGATCAACTGTATCGATCCGATCGATAGAGTGATCAAAGTCACGTCCAGCGTTCTCAGAACGGAAACCAGTAACAGGAAGCTGAGTCATAACGCTCTGCTTGTGGACGATTCCGTTAGAAGCAGGAATCGCAGGAAGGGCAGCGATAACAGGAGCAGCAGCGCGAACCTCTGAAGTCTCAAGACCAGAAAGATCGTAAGCATCTGCGACCATGTCAGCTACGGTTAAAAAATCATTCGCCATCGTAAAAGTTCCTTAAATAGGAGGGTAGAAAAAAGGCTCCACACGGAAGGGAGCCAGAAAAAAGTGTAGGTTACTTAATGATAACCTTAAATCCGTTATTCTTAGATTCAACAGCTTCGCCATTGTTTCCAGAAAGTGGTTGATCTTCAGTCTGCTCTGAAAGTTCGATCTGTGACTTAAGTGCTTCGATCTGCTCTTTCTGTGCAGTGATATATTGGCTCTGTGCCGAAGTGAAATCGATGCCTTCCATAAAGAAAGAAACGCCCATTTCGTTACCGAAGTTCTCGATGTACTGACCAAGTTCTTCTTTGCTGAAGTGGCCTTTCTCGACAGGAGATTTAGCAGCAGGTGATCCGCCGTCTACGATCTCTTCGACTTCTTCAACTTCTTCAACTTCTTCGACTTCTTCAACTTCTGGAGCTTCTTCAACTTCAGGAGCTTCTTCAACTTCAGGAGCTTCTTCAACTTCAATAGCTTCAGGAGCATCAACGACTTCTACTTCTTCTGGTTGCAGTTCTTCAACTACTGGAGTCTCGATGACTTCTTCGTTGATCTGCTCATCTTTGTTAAGTTCCACGATCTGTAGTCCTTTGAGAGAGAGAAAATTGGAAACGAAGCCTAGCAGACGATCTGCATCCACTCCGAACAGTTGGGTATCAGGTTTCACATCAGATAGTCCGAGTCCATACTCGAGAAGTTCGGCGGCTTGCGCTGCTGTGTCATCTCTGTGGAATAGACCATCTGGGTTAGCAGCAGGCTCATCGACGATGTCGACGAATCGTAGCTTACCAAGTCTGACGTGAGGATAGTTGTTTACATTCCTTCGATCTGGTGAGGAAGGATATTCTAATGCGAAAGCCTCTTCAGCATCCGCATCCCGCATGAAGCTAATAGAGGCTCCAATTGCGGTTGGGTCATCATGAGCCATGTCAAGCAAGTAACCAGCTAGGTCACCATCTGGAGACTTGTGAGCAGCCTTCCAGAAGTGAAGGTCGCCGTACACTTTACCATCTTCAGCGAATCGAAAGTAGACTCGTCCAAGACCTTTGCTGAGTGAGTCTCCGCATTGGTTCGGGTGTGTGAATCTAGCTTTAACACCTTTATCAGCAGCAGCAAGCTGGCTAGCTACTTGCTCGATAAATGTATCGTCGACCCAAGCGTTATGTCCCAAGGCTTCTCCCTGAGTTATAACTGCGAAGTTCTTAATGTATCCTGCATTGAACTCGCCACCTTCTGGGCTAATATCTAGCGAAGCGGTGGGTTCCCGCACAATGGCAGATCGGAACATCGTAGGTCGCATATAAGTTTTACTTGCCATCTTTGGCCTCATCTTTCTTCTTAAGTTCTGGTTTTCCTTCGCCATCAAACGCAGGAGGTTCAGGTGGAGGTGTCATTGACATCGGTAAGATGTCTAGGTCTTCCATTTGCTTCTTCTCTTCGCTTAGGAGTTCCGCAACATCCGACCACTCATCCCCGTATCGTTCTCGTCTAATCTCAGTTCGCGATCGAAGACCTGCTTCAATCAATGCGATATCTGCATTAGCTTCCTTCATCGTGTCCCAGTATTGAAGTCCTTCAGGAACCCATAACCATTGTGATGGATCGATCTGGAATGTTGCCGGAAGGTTAACCTCACCTCGTAGGATTCCTAGCTTAAGTCTCCACTGTAGCCAGTCATCTCGGAAAGCTACCTGAGCCTCTCTGTCCTTCTCACATGATCGAAGGTAGAGGATTAAAGCAGTTCGACTTCCGTTGAAGTTAGTGTAGCTCTCATCCCAGAACGAATACGGGATGTTAAGGCTCTTAAGGACCATTCCGATCATGTCCTTCCAGAAGTCCTGTGTGGCATTCTCTGGAGTCGCAGAGCTAAGGAACTTAGCGTCCTCACCCTCATCCATATCAAGGATCATAGCACCCTTGTCGAAGCTCACAGAGCGATCTGCGTTATCTGAGTCCTCGTCACCCATACCAAAGCTGGCTTCGCGTGTGATCGCCAGAGCGAACAACTGAGCCACTTTAGCCTTAGCGAGTGCATAATCATAAGACTCGTTTAAATCCTTTAGAGTGTTGACTACAGAGGCCAGAGGAGAGATCCCACGGGTCTGATCGAATCGATCCCAGAAACCCAAAGGAATTACCTTCTTAGCGGATATGTTACGCTCAAACACAAAACTGTTGTTAATCCGTGTGTGAACCGCATATGCCTTGTGACGGCCCGTAGCATCCACTCTAACGCCGTTAACCCAATCAGGGCTATCATAGATAGCTGTGGTGTCTGAAGGCGACACACCGAGGTTCTGGTTCGTCTGAGGGGTCCTGATGCGGTCACCCTCAATAGCCTGCATATATCCACCCCGTTGGCGAACAGAATAGAAGTCTCCGTCGACAACTCGACAAGACTCAGCTATCCTCATGTAATTGTTGAGGTTGTAGCGACCAGAGATATCAAAGTTCTCTTTTCGGGATGCGAAATTGTAGAACCGTTTCAACTCCTCGTCGATCACTTTATCGCCAGTGTTAGGCTGGAAGTTATGCTTAACAACGAAGTCGATATGCTTACTTAGAACCCATCTAGCTGCAACCTCGTTACGGCGCATGTCTTGGACTGTCGACTGAAGGATGTCACGACTGTTCTGTCGTAGATGCTTGTCTTCAGTTGTCAGCCTGCGCTTTGGCTTCTTACGGTTCTTGGTTGACTCTGTGGCATCATAACCAAAATCCAAACTGCCATTAGCCTCATTGAGCCAATCCATAGTAGTCTCCTTAGCTTAAATCAATTCGATTGAACATTGGTCGTCGGTTAGGTTTACCTTGCACCGATGCAAGCTCCGACTTAAGATCTCGTAGCCTTGAACTCGCACCATCTAGATCAAACTGAACGGTCTCACCGTCCTGAGTAACCATCTTTGTTGCGGAGTCTAATATCTGCTCAAGGTTTGCGATTGCATCCTTGATCTCTGTCTCACTTCTGTTGCTCATTGTTTCACCCATCGTATTAGACTTGCCTGTGATTGATACCCGATACGGACAGAGCGGACCCACTTCTTGCCATCCCATTTAAACTTGATGACTGCTGGAACGCTAGAGCCAGAGTATAACTTCTTACCCCACTTAGATTTGTAATCTACAAATGCCAAGTTCGCACCTGTGTATCTAGAAGCATTGGCTTCGATCTCTTTGTGCATCTTCCTGCAAGGTGAACACCATGAGGCACCGATCACGACAATCAAGTTATCCTTTGAGATGTCGCTCGCTGCCTTAGCGTCCTCATACGAATCGAATGTAGCTCCAGAGAAGGCCGCAGCTACTGCTAAAACTATTCTTTCTATCATCTTGACTGATCCTTAACTACGACGACTGAACCTCGTGTGAAAGTCCAATGAGAGTCTGTAATGAACACAACTTCGCAATCGAAGACGTATCTCTTAAGTTGGCTGAGTAGGTTTGTTGCTGCTGCTGATAATGAAACTTCAAACAAAGTGCCAGATCCAGTAACCGAAACCCCTGCTGTATCCTGATCGAGGATGAGGTTGTCATCTAAGTCTCGAATTGTGAAGTTGAGTTCTTGCGTGGAGTCTATGTTCTTAGATGTTGTCCAAGACAGCTTACTGTTCGCGATTCCATCATAGCTATCACCTTTAACCAACTCGATTACGCTTGATGATGGTTGCGTAGTGTAGACCGTTGTGATCGGTGTGATCTTAGATATGATAGTAAGCTGGTTAGCTTCTAAAGCCGCTAGGTCAGCAGATGAAGGTACGAACTCAGTAGCCTGAACAACCTCTTCTGCAACTCCAGAGAACTTAGCTTCGTAGACCGCCACTCCTGTACTTAATACATCATCTACGATAACCATTCTGTATGTACCAGCAGCAATCGCACTACTGAAAGTGAAGCGGTACAGGCCTGATTTAGAAGTAAGCCCTACAATGTTAATCTCCGAATCTGAAGAAGAAGTACCCATTAAAATATTCGAACTGTTAAGCAGTGCAGCAGTTAAAGCCCTATTAGGAGCCGCAGCCGCGTGAATGTATTGTGCCATCTGAGGCTCCTTAGTTATTTGATTGGTTAGGGTGTGTCACTTACTATGTTAGCCGCTGTCATGTTGTACATAGCTAGATCGACTGTCCCTGCTACGTCTTGAATGGTAGAGTATGTATCCCCGTCACCCATTCTATACCAATGACTCGGACTGAACGTATCTAGCTCTCTAGGCGTTCCAGAGTTGTATATGGTAGATATGCTAGAAGACATATCTGAAGGGTGAATAGAGAACTCGTCAATGTAAGCACCTCGAAGGTAGTTACCCGATACTAACCTGCCAATTCTGTAGTTCTGGCCTACTATAGATCCTGAGTACCCATAGTTGTTATGTGCTGTGCTGACAACTTGTGACATGCCGTTTATGAAAATGTTAAACCTGCTATAGTATGCGTTAACTGATCCAGAAGCCGCTCCAGTCGTACCTCCGTCATAGGTTACCATGACGTGATTCCACTGTGACGAAGGTAGTGAGCTAGTGGGCGTTTCTAGCCGGATGTAGTTGTTTTGGCTACCGTATCTAAAGCGTAGTCTAGTTGTCTGAAACTGCCTGATCTCTAAGTAGCCATTATTAGTTATGTCTGTAGACCCAAAGTAGAATATGACCTGACCTTGAGTTGTGTTAGCAGGCTTTATCCAAAACGATATTGTCCAAGCATCAGAAGACCCTGAGCCGTTACTAGATCTTTCTAGCGTTGTTACAGAGTTCGCGTTACCGCCCATCCAATCTT